TAAGCCCTTGCTGCCCTGGCCTCTGGTTTGTTTGCCTCTTTATCTATAAAGAAGCAAAACTCACTGACCTCATAAGGCTTACCGCCGCGCTTGGGGTCTCTGTTGATGTTTGCCGTAAGGGCAATTAATTGCGCTGTTGGTAATTCTAATGCATGGTATCTAGATCTTTCTTGTTTAATTCCTTCAATTAAACTATCTAACACATAGGCTGCTAGGAGGCTGCCAAATCGTTCTGGGGTAAAATCTGGGTCTCCTGGGTAGATGAATCGGAGTTGGTGGAAGACTTCCGCCCAGTTGACCGCTTCCGCTTCTTCGTAGGTGCCGTCTTCGACTTTCCCAGCGCTTCAGCAAGATCCTCTCTGATAGTGTTCTCATCTACCACTACACCACCGGCTTGTTCACTCAATGCAAATTGATATATCTCATCCACTAAGGCTTGAGGGAGTGTTTGAGTTGCTGCTATATCCCATTCACTTTGCCCCTCTAGCCGATGTCTGATTACTGTTGTAACTAATGATATCTGATTTGTTACTGAAATTTCCACAACCATCATTGCAGCATATTCTAAATCAGTTAAATATTTAACCTGCCAATTCTCCTCTTCTGGGCTAAACTGTACATCCGCTCCAATACCACCGGCCAAAACTTTGGCTACAAACTGATGAGCATCAATCGGCTTAATCTTTTCAGCCTTAGCGATTTTTAAGGCTGCCTTGGCCGTAAATGCAAAAGCAGTTTTACTGGCTCCAGATTGTTGCAGCCAATTGGTCTCAGCAACAGTCAGCCCGCTATATGCTGGGAATTCAAGCGTACCAACTTGGGCATTGCCCACCACAGTCTTACGAGTAATGGGGGCTGTCTTGAATGGTAGAGCTTGGAGAGACACGGATTATGGACAGAATCGCCGCCAGTATTCCGGTTTAGGTTCCAAAGTATTTTTTAAACTTACCAAGATAATCGTATTTAGGGACTCCGTGTGTGCCCTCTGTTACGGCAGATGTCCAGGGCCTGGCGGGTAACTCTACTTTGCCTCTCTTTTTATTCCCCCACGGATGTATCCAAGCCCCCTCATGTACGGCTGCAGCATATTTTGTATTCCATACCCAAGAGCACGTAAAATTAGCTGAGTCCAATTTCATATTCTGCGATCCTTTTATTCCGCCGCTATCTATAATGTCTCTTGGCGATCCAGTGTCGTAATTCTCCTCTTTCCAGGCCTGTGCCTTTTCTCTCAGCGTAGCCTTTGGCCCACCTATCCCGCGCTTAGTATCCCGTGGCCAATCCCAATAGTCATTGGTTATAGCATCCGCATAGCGGCCATCTAACTCACTAGCCACCCGCTCAAATGCTTTAATTGCCTTGGCCCTGAATTGTTGATTTAATCCCTCAAGATTAAAATCAATTTTCATTTCACCCTCAAAATAATTAGCCATTAGGCGCTCCACTCACATTTGAGAATCAAACGATCACCAAGTTTTTCACGCAAGATGGCCCCAACTCCCTCATCTCCAAAAACTGAACCGTTCTCTATTACCTCAGCCGCCTCGGATTCCTTGCCAGACCAATAGAAATTAATAGCTTCCCCCCGTCGCAATTCGACGGGTCTTGTGCCTGTCTGGTTGTATGTAGCCGCCCCTGTAGGATCCCACCCCATCCAATCTTCACCACTTGGAACCTCTGCCCAACTGGTTATATATCCCTCATAAACATCTGTACTGACACTGAGGCTTAGTTTTTCTGCATAGCTATTTAGCTTGCCTGGGCTCAGTTGTTTTAGGTATGCTCTAACAAGAATTTCTTGGCCTGGGGTCACAGCATACCCGGTGCTGGCATCACCACGACTGCCAGCCCTGGTAACTAATACCCTAGCATTCTGAACAAACTCAAGAGGTGATGCCATGTTAACTCCTCTGAATCATTGTTAATTGTCCACTGCTAGTAGGTATCGACATACCACCGGAACAGCAGACAGCGTTTCTAATGCCAAAGGTTTCGATGTCTAAGTCTAGACAAATCCTCATAGCAAGCCTTGCCTGTTCCTCCAGTAAAGGTTGGAGCTTATAGGCTATTAATGTTTTCCCCTGTTTGAGCGGCTCCTCTGAATATTTAATAACATCTGCCTCAATCAAAGGCAAACTATCAGCAGAGAGTGTGGTCTTTTCATTGACAATCGCTGCCTGATTGGCAACCCAGTAACCAATATTTGCCTTGACCCTTGTAACCCCCTCAGGGTTAGGCATTGCCACCATGCTACACATTGCCGTACTGAGCCGATGCATATTTTTGTATGACGATGCCAACGTCAATATCTCCATAATCAGAGATCTAGTACCTGAAGATGTTTGGACAATAGTGGTGTTATCACTCGCATATATTGTCCATACAGTGTCCAAATCTGGCAGTGGACCATATAAAGGCCCAGATCGAGCGGCACCCATAACGCATAAACATAACTATCTCATTGTGCCTAGATGGTTGTCTTTAGCCAAACCATATCTGATGCACTCACCCCATAACTAGGCAGTCGGGAAAATGTTCGCCTCGCTTCTTTGGCCGATAAACTCAAATCTACACGTTCAGCAATCTGCTGAACTAATACCGAATCTCTAGCTCTAATAGCAACAGCTAAACAAACCAATAATTGCAGCGCAGGATCTAACACGGGATACACATGTGTAAACTATCGTTACCTATTTAGGTTACCTTAACAATTATTTTACTGTTAATCGTCGCCAACCTTTAGCCCTGGCCATTCTCTATGCCATCTGAACCAACGCTCACAATCGTCATGATTCCAAACATGCTTGCCTTGGATAAGCACTAACATTAAAATTAAAAATAACATCAGAATCTTGTTTAGAGCCATGGCGCTTTGATTTCAATAGGTCCACCCAGTGGGCTAGTGTGTTTTTCGCCAGGCTCATGTTCAATAATTATAGGCTTATTAAGATCCTCTATTTCCCAAATCCTTGCGATCTCTCTGGCTTGCTTATCAATCTCTTTCATTGCTAGAGACGTCATGTAGGAAGACCAGCCGTCAAGGCATGAATCCAGGATTGAATCAATCAATCTCCGCGACATGCTGATATACAGCAGTCTTTTATTTGTCGTACCCCACAAAAACGGAAGTTGTTTTTTCCACGTCAGCGCTAATTCATATAGAACAAACGCAACATAATCAGGCACTAACCCTGACCTCGTTTGCGTTTTCTCGATGGAGAGCGCTTAGTACGGCCTTGGTTATTACGCACACGCCGACCATCACCTATGCGTGTTCGCTTAGGCGTTGAGACAACATACTCATTACTGTCGTTCATCACTCACCCTCTGTGGTGTCGTCGTCACGCACAGATTTAATCAGCGCGTCCATCTCCTCATCGGTGGGTTCAGGCGCAAATTTTCCCAATAGAGAAAGAAGGAAATCAGCGATACTGTTTTGTCGCCAAGGGGTTAGATCGATTGCCTTATCAACGGCAGCAACAAAAATCCCACCAATCGCCAATGTGATCGGATCCATTTGAAAATCTCAACTATTTGCCGGAGTATTCCGAACTAGCGGCGAGTAGTTTTCTTTTTGCCGGTGCCTTTAGCGATGATCAGGGGTAAGGGCATGGTCTGGCTGACGACTGTTTTAATTTTTCCCAAAAAAAAGCATCTGGCCCTCGCGCCAAATGCTCAATTCCCGTGAACGAATTAATTCTATAGCCTTCACGGCGTGCTGTCAATCAAGATCCTTGGGTCTCGTGAATAGTTTGAGAACGGTCTTACCCACGGCCAAAAATGCTCGCTACATCGCCGTTCTCGTTGGTTATCAGGGAGAGGGGATCCTTCCCCCTGTACAAGAATATTATAGCACACTGCATGCGTGGTGTCAAGTATCGCAACCGCGGTGTCAAAGAGGAGAGCGGTTAGCCCAGATTCGATCCAACTCAATGCGCGTTCTATGACCGAGGTTATAAACGTCTTTGACGAATGCAGACCACTCCCGCCTATGTATGGCCCAGCGAGCTACTGCGTTGGCCCATTGGGCCTCCCACGAGATGATGTCTGGATTGTCCATAAGTGCTCAGTGTGATGACTCCAGTAATTCCGCAGGCATTAAAAAAGCCCCCCAAAAGGGGGGCTCTTGGAATGCTCAGCGCTTATAAACGACTTCGTGCCATTTCTGACACTCATCGCTAAACGCATTGAGAACATCGAAATACTCCTCTCCATGCTGAAGAAGAGCATTACGAATCTCCGACTGAACTCCTTGCAGCACCCTGAGGCACAGACGTATCTGTTCCTGGTGGCGCTGATAGCAGTCCAGGCGGGCAGCAATATCGATTGCCGCTTCCGCCTGATTTATCGCATCGATATGTTCCCAGCTCTCTCTTTGCATACTTGCGTATACAGAGCGAACTTTCCGCAGATCGGCGATTGCCTCAGCAGAGACGCAGCTAATGTTTTCAAACATGTGTTTACTCCGTTGTGTGGATACCCACCGGCTCCGGGGAGGCCAGTGAGTGAGCCCCGGATTTGTGATCCGCACATGGAGCAAACAACGTCTGACGACAGAGCTGCGTGCTCTCGCATTCCTTCGGGGGCTCCTGTCGGTCTCTTTTTATTCGGCTAGGCCGTTCAGACAAAACCCCCAGCAGGCCGCTTGCGCGACCCCCGTCCTGGTTTTCTCCCCAGGTGGGATTGGATTGTTGGTCTTATAGTAGCACATGGAGGGTGTGCTGTCAACTAATGAATGC